TGTTCGCGCGCGACATTCTGCGCTTTGGCACAGCCATAATCAGGCCTTACTCCTGGTAGGGGGGTCGCCGCGCAAGCAGGCTCGGCAACGACGATTACACCCAATAGTAATCGGTGACCTGCTGGGGGCAAAAATCGGCCGCCGGGAGTCAGCTGCCAGAGGTAATCGCGGCATCCTTGACGTGACACCGGCGGCACCGGCTAACCTACCGTTTCGCCGGGCGATATGGGGTCTGGTGGTGGCTCGGTTTCGTCCTGCGGCGGCATTAGCTGGGCGACGGGCAGATCGAGCGCGTGGGCGATAAGGCTGACCTCACCGGCGTAGAAGGGCCGTCGGCCGTGCAACTTTGCGGACAGCGCCGACTGGGTGATGCCGAGAACGCGCCCTGCGAACTCGGTTTGCTTGATGCGTCGCCGCCAAAGTACTTGATGGACGGCCTCGCCTAGTTCTTCGTCAAACGTTCGGCGGTCCCTTGGTGCGCCGCCTGCTGCGGTGGTCATATCCGACACAATACGATACGAACGACACGCGCGACAACTTTTGGGCATTAGGTTGACTATTATGTCGGTGCGTTCTAATCTCAACCGTTATGTCGGAGCGAACTAAACCTGACGACCTGTTGAATCCACGAGAAGCCGCCGAGATCCTCCGTGTCACGGATCGCACGGTGCTTCGCTACATCGAAGCCGGTCACCTCGCCGCAGTTCAACTGCCCGGCGGCCGACTCTGGCGCATACGCCGCGCCGACGTCGAGGCGCTGCTGACCACCGAGGCCAGCGTATGAGCGCCGGGCTGCCCGCAGAGGGCCTGACCCTGCCGAGCTTCGAAGACATTGTCCGACGCATCGTCCGCGAAGAACTGGACGCCGCATCCAGCATGCACACGACCGAAGACGCATTACGCCTCTTGGCCAGACGTAACGCAATGCGCGTACCTAGCGGTGCGGCCGCGGTGCGCAGCCTAGTCGACCAACAGAAACGCGATCGGCAAGCTCGGGCCAACCAGAAAGAACACGACGCCCGTGTCCGTCTCGAAGCTGACCGAGTCCACCGTCCCCTCCGCGGCTTGGCGAAACACCTCGCTAAAGGCCTCGCGGTTCTCGAGCGTGTCTTTCACCTGAAAGACCTCGCCACCGTAGTGCACCTCAATACCCATGCTTTTCCTTCGCTGATCCCCCCCCGAAGCGTAGGAGACGGATCGACGCGCGGCCCTAACCTCCAGCCGGGCGCCGGCCACGCCGAAAGCGGCGACGCATGAGCGCCGACGACCGGCCAAGCGTGCATGACTACGCGACTATGCCGGTGCGGATCACCCGCGACGCCATCTACTTCGGCGACGAACGCGTACCCGGGTGCATCGCCAAGGACGGCATCGTGCTCAAGCCTGGCGGCGCGTCCGATCTCAACAAGCTGACGATCACGTTCCTCGTTGGCCCGGTAACCGCGGACGACCCGTGCGTGACCTCCACCGAGGAAACGCCACCGGTTGAACCGGTGACGCGCTTCCACTCGCGCCAGCCGCAGGTGGACCCAACAGAGGCGCTTGCTTCCGAAACGCCGTCATGACTGCCGCCCCGGCTGCAGCTGCGCCCGGCACCGACAGCACCGTCGCCGTCCCATTGACCGGCGCGAATGCGCCCTGGTGCACCAGTCGGGAGTTCGCGTGATCGCCCACGACCAGCACACCATCTGCACGCTGGTCACCGAAATCGACGACCTGCACGCCGAAAACGCCGCGCTGCGCGCCGAACTCGCCGCCACACAAGCCGAACGCGACACCGCCCGCGCCGATGTCAGCCACTACCGCACCTACTACAGCAGAACAGGGTGGTGAGCGTGCTACGCGAACCGGCGCTGACCGACGTCGAACTGATCGCCCTACGCCAATTGATCGAGGAGCGTTTCGGTCTCCCATCGTCTTTCGCTGCGATCCCCCGAAGCGTCGCAGCGGAAGAAGACGGCCGCGTGCCGGTTGAAACCCCTTCAGCCGGCGCGGGGCCCCTCAACGTGAACTGGCAGCTGCTGTCATCCGCGCAGCGCGCCATCACCCACTGGATCGGCGGAGCCTCATGCACCAACACCACTCACTGGCGGTCCGTCGCCGACGCTCTCGAAACGGCGGCAAACCAGTTCCGCGATCTACAAACTCCGCTCCACCCGTAAAAGTAAGGCGCGCACCGGATGTAAGCCGATGCGCGCCAACCGACAACAGAAGGGTCGTTTCCGATGTCAGACACCGATTCTAAGCCACTCGTGCCGATCTGGACACCTGACGATTTTCAGCGCACCCGCGATGACGCCGAATTTGAGGCCGACATGGATTATTTGCGCAGCCTCGCCGATGCGATCTTCGAGCACGCAAGCCCCGCCGACCTCCTCAAATTCGCGGACGGCGCGTCGTGATTCGCGCGATGTTCTGGGGCGTCCTGGCCGGTGCCGTCATCGCTGCGCCCGCGTTGTGGCGGGCGCACGCCGACCCCGGCGACATCTCCTACATTGTCTGCGGCGCGCTGGCCGCCAACCCGACCATCGGCAACGTCACGCGCGTCCTGGAGACCATCGAGGCCGGTGGCGTGTCACGCATGGATGCCGCAAGGATTGTCGTCGATTCAGTCGAGAACGCCTGCCCCCGTTACCTTCGACTACTCCAACTCTATATCGAAACCTACTCTCCGGACGCGACGCCCGCGAGCCCCGCACCCCCGGCCGACCAGGTGATCGCGTGAGCGGCGACTGGGTTGAGCGCGCCGCGTGTATCGCCGCCGACAACACCGTGTTCTTTCCCACCCGCTCCGGCAACTCCAACACGGCCGAAGCACTCCGGATCTGCCGCACATGCGTAGTCGCAACCGAATGCCTGGACCACGCTTTGACCGCCCCCGAACAATTCGGTGTCTGGGGCGGCACAACCCAATGGGAACGACGCGACATGGCGCCCGCGCGTAAACGCCCACGCCCTCCGCGGTGCGGCACCGAAGCCGCCTACGCGCGGCACCGACGACTCGGCGAACAGCCCTGCGGCGCATGCATGGAAGCCAACACCCGCCAACACAGACTCCGCTACCTAAAACGGCACAGGCCCGCGTCGTGATCCGGCACATCGGTGTGTACACGCCACGCGACCCCGACTGGATTGCGCCGGGCTCGGAACAGCATTCGGCCATGATTTCGCCGTCCAAGGTTGCGGCGATACTCGGCTTGTCCAGGTGGGAATCGCCGTATTCGCTGTGGCGGCGGATGCGCGGCGATATCCCGCCGCAGGCGCCGAAGGACGCGTTCAACATCGGCCACGACATCGAACCGTATGCGGCGAACGTGTGGCGTCGCCGCAACCCCGGATGGCTGCTGTCACCGTCAGAGGTGCAGTTTGTTGTCGACCCTGACCATTTCGGGTTCCCCGCCTTGGTCACGTTGGACCGCCGGCGGGTCCGCGGCCGCGCGCGGGGTGTGCTGCAGATCAAGCTGGCCCGCGATCTGACTGACCTTGAGAAGTTCGGTGGCGACCTGTCCGGCGACTGCCCGCCCGACTACTTCGCCCAGGTGCTCGCCGAGATGCTGTTCACTGGTTGGACCGACCACCCGGGGCACCTCTTGGTGATGGGCCCTTTTTATCAGGACCGGATTTACGAGATCGCCTACGACCTCGACGCGCAAACCGAGGCCGCCGCGATGATTGAGGAATGCCGCAAGTTCTATGACTCCCTGTCCGGGGACACACCGCCGGCGCTCGACTCGTCGGTCGCCACGTATGAGGCGATCCGAGCGCAACACCCCGATATCGAGCGTGACGCCGAAGCTGAAATAACGTCCGAATTGGCTGACGAATTTCTCACCGCAACAACTGATCTAAAGCTAGCTGAATCAACTGCCCGGTTCGCTAAAACTCGTGTGCTGGACGTGTTGCAGCGCGCCCAGTACGCGCGCTGCAACGGCACCCTGATTGCCCGCCGTCAACCATCCTCGCGCGGCTCCGTCGCGCTCTACCCCGCTAAAGGAGCGAAATGACCGACAATACCGACATCGCCGTCCGCGATACAGAGTCCGAGATAAGCGTTCTGCCGCCCGGCCGGCCCGCAACCAGTACGGCGGTCGCCACGCTGCAGCAGCATGCGGTCGCGATGCAATCCGCTTACGAGCTCGCCGAGAAACTCGTCCTCACCGAGATGGTTCCGACGCGGTTCCGCCGCCAAGCCGACGACGCGACGGCCGCCATCCTCTACGGCGCCGAACTCGGGCTGAACCCGATCCAGGCGTTGCAGAACGTGTTCGCCGTCAACGGATCACCAGCTATCTATGCCCGCACGATGGGCGCGCTGTTGAAGGCTAAAGGCTACAAGTTCCGCACAGTGGAGAAGACAAATGAGGCCGTCGAGATTCACGGCTGGGAACCGGGCCGCAACCCGGATACTGACATCCCCGACGAGGAGTCGCGTTGGACAATCGAGGATGCCGCCCAAGCTGGGTACACGTCGAATAAAAAGTATGAAACCGACCCGCGCGCAATGCTTTACGCCAAATCGCTCTCCGAGGTTTGCCGTCATTTGGCGCCGCATGTTCTGTTGGGCATCGCCTACAGTGTCGAAGAACTTGAGGTCGACCAATCGCCAACCGGCGCGGTGAAGCGTCCGGGCGGATCCGGTGTCGGAGGAATGCGAGCTGCGCGTGAACGCCGCGAACAGCAACGCCAGGATGTCGTCGACGCCGAAACCGTCGACGATGGAACGTCCGGTGAGGCCGACGCGCACGGTAATTGGACACCTGAGGCGCGGCGCAAGGGCCTGAATAGGCTCCATCAGCTGTTTGGAAAGGGCGATCTGCCGAAAGACGCGAGGGATGACCGCCTGATCGTCACCTCGCACATCATCGGTCGGTCGGTCAACTCCTCGAATGAACTCACCGACGACGAGATCGCGGGCACAAACCACAAGCTCGGCAAATGGGATGAGGCCCGCACGCTCGGCCAGAAGATCACCGAAATCTTGAATATCCACGCCATCAAACAGGCCGAAGCAGCCGAAACCAGCAGCACCACAACAGAAGGAGACAAGTAAGATGGCCATCGACCTTGACCGCATCACCCACCCGTTGCGGTTGGCTAAAGGCTCGCACCAACCCGGATCGGGCAAAGGGTGTGCGACGAACGTGATTTCCTACATCAACGGCGACAAGCAGATCACCGACTATCCCGAGTGCTCGGCTCGCCCGTTGGCTGCGCTGGTGCAGATGTGCAACGACGAACTAGCCGGTCTGAACGGTTTGCTGTCACCGGAAAACAGTGTGCTTGTCCTGGATTTGGGTTGGCAAACTGTCGGGACTGCCGGGGTTTCGGACGCTGTGCACGCGTTGTGGATCGCTGAGGTGCTCGACAATCCCGATTGGGGCGTCGTGCAGTTCGCGAAAGGTGATGGTGTAGCCGCGGTTCGGCGCATCGCGCAGCTGCACCGTGACGCGGCAGCCGGGGTGATTCCTTTCGCCTGGAGTGCGGCCTGGAGTGCGGCCTGGAGTGCGGCCGAGAGTGCGGCCGAGAGTGCGGCCAGGAGTGCGGCCAGGAGCGCGGCCAGGAGCGCGGCCAGGAGCGCGGCCGAGAGTGCGGCCAGGAGTGCGGCCAGGAGCGCGGCCAGGAGCGCGGCCGAGAGTGCGGCCTTCATCCAATTCACCCGCAACGCAATCGAATGCTGGCGCCAAATCCAAGGTCTCGACGGCAACACCGACATCGACCACGCAGCAATCAACCACGCACTCACCCGGATCGGAGTCTGATATGGGGATTGTTTCTGAAAAGCCGCAGGACGTCCCGTCGTCGAATGATCTCGACAAGCTGGACATCGACACTGAATCAGGATTGTCGATCGACGCGTATGTCGGGTTCGGTGCGACGCCGAAGGCGCTCCCAAATCCGCCCAAGATTGGCGACGTCGTGACGTATCTGGTTAAGGCGGAATGTGTCTGCGACGGGCGCGCGCGCCGCGCCGACGGTGAGATGCGTTATTCGAGAAAGATGTCGATTATCTCGGTGTGGAAGCCCGGCGAAACTGAACCGGTCACCGACAGCGACCAGGGCGAGCTGTTCGACGGCGACGGCAACCCCGCCGACGACGAGGACGGCAACGAGTGATCGCCCGGCAGACGCAACCGGCAGAGCCGTTGGCGTACAACGAATTCCCGATCGGCGCTGTCCTCACCATCGCTTGTGGATCGGCCACCCAGATCTTCTGCACCTACAAGGAATGCATCCGCGTCCTCGGATTCATGGCCCACCAGGTGCCGCACCCGGACGACACCCAGGCGTACATCGACACCGCGCGCCCGGCCGTCCTGGCGCAGCATCCTGAGCTGGCGGATGTGAAGCCGCCAACCCCGGGAGCGCCCGACACGGTCATCCTGGCGTGGCTGAAACAGCAGGAGGAGGCGCTCGGCGCCACCTTCACGCTCGAGCCGCTGGCGGTGAACGCTTGAAAACCATGCTCGATATCGGCGCCGAAATCGACCACCTCCAAGACGACCTCAAAGCCGCCCGCGCCGACCTCAAAGCGGCCGAGCAGGAACGCGACCTCTGGCTACAGCGATGCGCCGACGCCATCCGAGAACGCAACGCCGCCTACACCGACATCGGCCTGCTAGCCGCCGAAATAGACGCTGCTGCAGAACGATTCCGCCACCGAGCAGCTCAAACCTGATGGCCAAGCAGATCAAATACCGCGGCGACCGAACCGGATCAATCCGGGCCGGCGACGTCCTGGGACCCGACGTTCACGGCCAGCATCACCGTGTCACCACCGTCCGGTTTGAGCACCCGTACACCCATGTCGAAACCCGCCGCATACCCACTGAAGGACAACGGGTCCGTTACTTCGGCGGCCGCGGCAGCCCGCAGCCGCCGAACTACGACGACGAACACCTACCCGACGAAGTGCAGGCCCAGTAAACCGTGACCACTGCCGAAACCAACGTCTACGTCATGGCGCTCAACATCGACGAAATCTTCGCCGACCTAAGCTACCAACGTGTCCTCGACGTTCCCCGGGTGCGCCGCATCGGCGACACCTGGGACCGACGCCTAGCCGGCATCCTCGAAGTATCAGACCGCGGCGAAAACCACACACCACGTTATGCCGTGCTGGACGGCCAACACCGCTGGGCCGCAGCCAAATACCTTACCGAACCGCCCATCCTGGTCGCCAACGTCCACGAAGGGCTGTCACTCGCCGACGAAGCCGCACTGTTCGACAAACTGAACCGGCAACGCAAACAGATCACCACCTGGGACCACTGGCGAGCACGCCGCACCGCCGGCGACCAGCTCGTCTCATCAATCGAGAAAACCGTCACCAAACACGGACTCCGCATCAGCGAACAATCCGGCACCGACGGCGTCATCGCCTGCATCAGCACACTAGAGAAAATCGCGAACAGCGCCCAAGGTTTCGACCTGCTCGACGCGACACTGCACCTTCTCATCACCGCGTGGGGTACCGAACGCGGGGCCTACGACGCACCCATCGTCGCGGGGCTCGCTAACGTCATCGCCGCCTTCAACGAGCGCCTGGACGCCGACAGGATCATTCACGCGATGGCGCAGATACCGCCTCGCCGAATCGGCTACCAGGCCAAGGCCCTTCGTGAAACTACGCCGGGCTCCATGGCCAAGCTCGCCGCGATTGTGATGCTCAACCTGTACAACAAGCAGCCCGGTCCGCGCCTGGTGTTCCCGCCGCGCTGGACCGGCTCCCTGCCGAAAGCCAAGGCGGACCGAAGCTGCAACAGCTCGCGCGGCAACCGCGTCGAGGTCAACCACTGATGCCCCACTTCCGTGTTGACGATGGGCTCGACTCACACCCCAAAGCCGAACGCGCCGGCGACGATGCAATCGGCATGTGGACCCGCGCCGGATCCTGGTGCATGCGCTACCTAACCGACGGATTCGTACCCGAATGGTGGGTCAAAAAGCAGCCGAACGGAACCAGAAAAGCACGCAAACTGGTCGCAGTCGGGCTATGGATCGACGGCCAGGAACGCGACGGCGAACTCGGCTACCAGTTCCACGATTTCGTAGGCCCCGGACGACAGGACAGTCGCGAAAAGATCGAGGCAGACCGCGAATTAGCGCGCAAACGCAAGCAGAAGTCACGCAGTTCGTCACAGGAGGAGTCACAGGAGGAGTCACAGCGTGACACCCCACGTGACGGACAGCGTGAGTCACACCAGGAGTCACGGCGAAGTCCCGGGTATACCCAACCCAACCCAACCCAACAAGAGAACTCTGGTTACGTAGATCCCCCCCCTCACCAAAGCAACGCGCGCGAACCAGACGGGCGGGAAAAAGCCCTTGAGCGCATCCGCGAAGCCAACCTCACGGCCCGATCCCCAACCGCCTACCGGATCGCCGAAGCGTTCAGCAGAGCCCTGCCAACCCCCATCGAAACCGGGCTGCTCGCCGGCATCGGCACCCAAATCGATAAATGCCTTAAATCCAACATTTCGCCCCCGAGCATCGCGGCCGGACTCAAAGCGTGGACAGCGAGCGACTCCTGGTCGCCAAGCCAGATCCCGAACTTCGTCCACAAAGCGAACAACCGCGCCAACACCAACGGCAAACCCACCGCCAAAGCGCTCGACTACGACCAGGCCCTCGCCGAACTGCTGCAGGAGGTCACCACCCTGTGAACATCGACGCAACCGAAGCCGACCTGTTCGCCATCACTGAAGTGCTCAAACTCGCTGCCATCCTCGACGACCGAGCGCCGCGCGCCGACAAGGCACGCATCGCCGCATGGGCCGAGAAAGTGCACCAGCACCGGCTACAGCGCGGCGAGCTGCTCGACGGACTGCAGGCGTTTTACGACGAGCCCCGTGACCGCGCTATCGGTATCGGTGACCTGCTCAGTCATGCCCGCCGCATCAAGCGCGATCGGCTCGACCGTGAAGCCGAGCCGGAACGCGAACACCGACAGGAAACCTTCGACGCTAAAGCCGCCGACGAAATCCACAGCGTCGCCGATGGATTCATCACAGGGCCGGTCGAAAACCCCACCGACCGCCTCGTCAAGGCCGAGATCGGACTGCAGTGCTGCAACGGCAAACAGGAATCCCAAGCCGCTATCCGCGAGTTCTTCGCCGCCAAAGCCGAAGCCTTAAAAGTCACCGCATAGCCGGCGGCGGCTTCGTCTCGAAACTGGCCAACCCGAACAACCTGATCGTCAAACGCGCACTCCGAACCACATGCCCGACATGCAACTCCGGACCAGGCGACCGCTGCGTCACCAACAACCAGCTCAGCAAAGGCCGCCACTTCAGCCGCGTCGTCCACTACGCCCGATGCGAATTCAGACCCGGATGGTGACCGTGACCGACGACCGCCGGCCAGCCGTTATCGGCGTAGACCCGTCTATGACGGCCGCTGGCATCGCAATCATCGCCCGCGGCAGTGGTGACACCAGCCGACCCGTTCTGATCCGCGACGTCGGCGAACAGGGACACAGAAGCGACCCCTGGACACGGCGGGCGCGCCGCATCCGCGCCCAAACCCGACGCGTCATCGACGTCATCGACGACCACGGCATCGAACTCAACCTCGACTACCGCCTCGCCGTCATCGAAGGCCCCGCCTACGCCAACCGGCTCCCATCCCAATGGGACCGCGCCGGCGTGTTCTGGGGCATCGTCGCCGCCCTGGACGCCCGCAACATCCCCATCGCCGTCATCGTCCCCACCGTTCGGGCGATGTTCGCCACCAGCCACGGCCACGCCGACAAAAAACTCGTGCTCACCGAAACCCGCGCCCTGTGGGCGGGCTGCCCCGACGTCGTCGAAGCCATCACCAACGACAACCGCGCAGACGCCGTCGCGATGGCGACGATGGCCGCCATGCACCTCGACTGGTCGCTGCCATTCACCCCTCGCCGCCGGCACATCGAAAACGTCGCCAAATGCACCTGGCCCGAAACGACGGTTCGCGCATGACCGCATTCGCCATCGGTGACCGCGTCTCCTGGCACCACACCAAAAACCACATCCGCCACGGAACAATCCACGAACTCGACACCAACACCACCGCCGCCGTCCAACCCGACGACGACACAAACCTGCTCTACCTCAACACCGCACAGCTGGTTCCCGGCGGATGACAGCCGTGGCGCACAAACCAGCACGCCCAGCAGCCATGCGGCGCGTCACCGACATCGTCGACCCCGGCGAACACTGGAAATTCGACGCCGCCTGCATGGGCCATTCACGACCTGAAATCTTCTACCCACCACCAGCACGCGAAGGCGCAAACAGGTCGGGAATGAAACGATCCCAAGCCGAAAGACGCCGCCGCATCATCATCGCCGAAGCGAAAACCGTCTGCCGCAGCTGCCCAGTCACCAACGAATGCCTCGAATACGCACTCGCGCATGACGAACGCTACGGAATCTGGGGCGGAAAAACATCAAAACAACGCGGATACGACCGGGAGGACCGATAAATCCGATGAGCGACGAAAACCTCAAAAACGTCCTGGTCCGCGCCCACGCCGTCGACCTATCCCGCGAATACGGCGCCGTCATCGTCAACGAAATCATCTACCGCGACATCACATTCCGCGTCAACCGCGCAGGCGACATCAGCGACACCACACTCCCCGGCATCGCCTTGATCGGCGACTCCGACCCAGGATCACCACACAACCTCGAACCATTCGCCCGCAACCTCGGCAAAATCGCTGTCACCATCCAACAAGCAACCGAATTCCTGTTCACACCCGTCAACGCCCACCGCGACCCCATGGTCGGCCTGTGGACCCTCGAAGCCGTCCCCTACATCGACTGGCTGCGCCTCGTTTTGAAAACCGACCAGCAATACCTCAGAGAAGCAGGCATGAAATGACCACACCCACACTGATCCGCCAAATCTGTGAACTCGAAACCGCCTACTACGACAGCAACATCCCCTGCGGCGACTGCAACAAACCGGCTGCCATGATCGGCACCGGACACCACGACCGGCCATGCCCGGCGTTCGATCCGCCGCCCTACTTCAAATGCGCCAAATGCCACACCAACTGGCGCGCCAGAATCGAAAACGAGATCGCCGGCGGATACGGCATCATGTGCGCACACTGCAACCGCGAATTCGACACCATCAACAACTTCTCACTCTGGCGGCCAGTGTGAGCACCGACGCGCAAGCGTTCTTCGAACGACCCGGCGACCTCTACCTCGTCGACATCACCATCACCCACGCGGCGATCGCCTTACAGTTCGCCATCAAAGCCGACCAAGACCAACTGCCCTACGCGCAAGAGATCCTCACACAACTACAAGGCGCAATCGGCGAACGCGGAAAGCTCACCATCACCAAAACCACCGTCGTAGACCGCGTCCCCGGAACCGTTGAGGCATACACAGTACGGCCACCCCAACGCCACGAATACCAAGGCCGACACACCGCACCCGACAACCAGGTCAGACATGCCGACTAACCGAACCGTCGTCGACCGCCTCACCCCAGAACACCTCGACCGCGTATGGATCGACACCGCCAACGACATCTGGCGCGCACACCCCACACTCACCGGCGCCTGGCAAGTCGAACACCTCGAAGAACGCCAAGCCACCGCACGACACGCATACCCACTACCCGTCCACGGCCCATACACGGAAGTGATCCACGGATGATGTTGCCTCGCTACACAATCGGCGCGTGGTGACACATCATGCCTAACCGCACGCCCACACCACGCAAGACCACAACCCAACGCGGATACGGACAACAGCACCAAAAGACCCGCGCACGACTACTCACCCGACACATCGACGGCAAACGATGCCGCGAATGCGGACAACCCATGTACAAAGACCCAACCCGCAACTGGGACAACGAACCACTCCACGCCCACCACCCCAACGGCAACCCAACCCGAACCACCGCCAGCGAACTGCTCCATAGTCTGTGCAACAAACGCATCGGCGACCCAACCCGAACCAGACAACCCCACAACCTCGAAGCAATCACCGACCCATACGGACACCCAGACACCGAACTCGGACACCTCGCCATGAACTGGCCAACACCATGACACCCACACCAGTCCCCGACGACACACCCGACACCCACACCAGTCCCCACACCGGTCACCATGGCAACCCCCACAGGCCACCACCCACACACACAGCGCGCGCGGCCCCGGTCACCATCCCCGCGAAGGACACCACCCCACGCAACCCCCGGGCCGCCGTGGTCACCACCCCACCCGAAGGACACCACCCCCAGCGACCGGGGGGGCCAAAAGTCCTGGACACCCCCCCGGGCGACTCCAGGCATGGTAGGCAAAAAAAGAAAGGGGGCCTCTCCGAAAAAAACCTGACCAGGGCTACCCCAGGGCGACCCGATCAGCAACCGTGCTCAGTCTGTGGTGCCCTACGCCAGGTCACATCGGCATCGGCACTTGTGATCGTCTGCCATGCGTGCCGTCGTTCCCGGATGTCGGACACGGCCCGAGTCAAAGCTGGGGCACTCCGTCAACGACGCAAGGAATTCGGTCCGTACACGCCGTGCGCTGATTGTAAGAAGCCGTGTGCAACGTCGCCGAGCTCGTTGCCGCCAGGTCGGCTTCGTTGCCAGGATTGTCGTCGAGCCAATCCAATCCGGAAGCGGCCTACATCGATACCATGGCGGGATCGGCCACGGTCAATTCGTTGCTGTAAGCACTGCGGTGATGCGTTTGAGGTCGCCCGGTCGCCGAGACATGAGCGTATGCATTGCGGAGCGTGCCCCGAGAATCAGGTTTGGAGGCGTCGAGCGGTTTCCGCTCCGCGCCGGCCGCATGAGCATCATCGGAAGCGTGCCCGACGGTTCGGTGTTGTGTATGAGCCGATCAGTGCGCTGAAGGTGTTTGCGCGTGACGGCTGGGTGTGTGGCATCTGCCGTAAGCGTGTGAATCCGCACCATCGTTGGCCGAATCAGATGTGCGCGTCGTTGGATCACATCGTGCCTATGTCGCTCGGGGGCGGCCATTTGTACGTGAATGTGCAGTGTTCGCATTGGCTTTGCAATTCACGTAAATCTAATCGAGGTGTCGGAGATCAGTTGGCGTTGATTGGTGGTGTCGGGTGACGCCACGGAAGGCGGCGAAAAGTGCGCCATTGAAGGGTGTTGCGAAGGCGCCGGCGCGGGTGAAAGCAGCGACGTCCGGGCGTCGTCGGGCACCAGCTGGCAAGCCGCCGGCTGCTGGTGAGCGGTTGCGGACCGAGTTGGCGAAGGATGGGGATCCGTACGGTTTGACGGTGTTGATCAATCAGGCGGCGCGGGTGGCGGATCGCCTTGAGGGGTTGGATCGGTTGTTGTCGGCTGATGAGTCGGTGTGGTTGCGGTTGGATGCGGTTTCGGTGGTGGAGTTGTCGCCGACGGTGGCGGAGGTTCGGGTGGATGTGCGGGTGGATAAGCCGCTGGTTGAGGAGCGGAACTTGTCCACGGTGTTGCGGCATCTGATGGCCGACATCCACCGCCAGCGGGCGAACATTCCCGGCGGCGGCAACGATGAAGACGACGTGATGGAGGGACTATGACCAGATACGCCGCCAGCACCGAGGTCGGCTCCGATCGCTCGCGAGCCGAGATCGAGCGCACCTTGGCCCGTTACGGTGCCCGACAGTTCATGTACGGCTATGACCAGACCCGCGCGATCGTCGGATTCCAGATCAACAACCGCCAGGTCCGATTCGTGCTGCCGCTACCTGATCGCGACGACCGCGAGTTTACTCACACGCCGAGTCGCGGCACCCAGCGTACCGCTGCCCAGCGTGAGGCCGCCTACGAACAAGCAGTCAAGCAGAAGTGGCGCGCGTTGAACCTCGTCATCAAGGCAAAGCTCGAAGCCGTCGAATCCGGCATCGTCACATTCGACGCCGAGTTCCTGGCGCACCTGGTGCTGCCCAACGGCCGCACGGTGGCTGACGAAGTCGTGCCGATGGTTGAGACGGCCTACGAAACCAACCAAATGCCGGCGCTGCTGCCCGACTACTCACAACCCGCACTCAACGCTACCGCAGGCTGACACAGCGGTTTCCGATGATTAAGCGGCTGTTGACGATCATCACGCTGATGGCGGCGTGGGTATTGTCAGTTGCCGCGCCGCCGGCGCCGCGCCAGCGCCGTAAACCGTCGAAGCGTGGGCCGCGGTCGCCGGGCGCGGGGAAGTGGCCGGATTGGGTTGGGTTGTGGCCGCGGTTGACCGGGCGGCAGGAGCCCGAGTTCGAGTCGCGGCATCCGGGTGACGAATCCGAAGGCGATGATGCCGCAGTATTTGGCGCGCGAATAGGCCTGCGATGCATGCCGTGGCAGTGGCAAATGATGCGCGCGATCCATTCGCGGCAGAAGATCAACGAGTGGGGCGAACGCCTGTGGACACATCGCGACGTGTGCGTCGAGGCGACTAGACAGCAAGGGAAAACGCTCGGGATTGTCCTGATCATCTTGTGGCGCATGGCTAAACACGCAGATCGGGTCATTTACACGGCGCAGCGAGGTTCAACGGCGAGAGATGTCTGGGATCGCACTATCACAGTGATTGCCCGCGTGCCATCTCTGAGGCGACGACTGTTGGCCAAGCCTACCTGGACAAATAGCCGAGGCGATATCCTGTTCCGCAACGGTGCCAAGTGTGAGTTCGGGCCGCGTTCGCAGGATTTCGGTCGTGGCTACACCGAGGTGGATCTGCTGATCATCGACGAAGCCTATGACGTCGATGCCGGGCAGGAGGCGAACTTGACGGGTGCGCAGTCGGCGGCGGCGAACCCGCAAACCATCTATATGTCGACGCCGCCGGTGTTGGATATTCACCCGAATTGTCAGACGTTGTCGGATTTGCACCGGCTGGGGCATGATCGGGCCCCGGATTTGTTTTACGCCCTGTTTGCGGCGCCGGCTGATTCGTTGCGTGATGATCCGGCGGCGTGGGCGTTGGCGCAGCCGTCGTACGGGGTGGCGACGAATGAGCGTGAGATTCGCAGCAAGCGGCAGAAGGCGAAGACGTCGGCGAAGCAGGCCATTTTCGATGCGGACTACATGGGTTGGGGTGTGTATGCGCCGGATGAGGCTGACGGCGGTTCGGCGCTGGATCTGGATGTGTGGGATCAGCGGGTCGATCCGTATCCGGTGTTGGTGGGTGACTTTGTGATTGCGGTGGATCGTGAGTATCGGGGTCGGCGGCGGTGGGCGATTGCGTGTGGTCGGCGCACGGAGGATGGTCGGGTGTTCGCCGAGGTCGGGTTTTGGCGTGCGGCGATGATCGGTGATGTCGCGGCGTATCTGGTGGGGTTGGTTGAGTTGTGGGATCCGGCTGCGGTGTTGGTGGATGCGCGTTCGGCGGCGGCCGGGCTCGGGCCGTATGTGAAAGAGCTTGGGATCGAGATGGAGGTCACCTCCACGAATTTTATGGCGTTGGCGTGCAAGGGTTTCGAGGACGCGGTTGAGGGTGATGACATCGCGCATGGTGGGCAGCCGGTGATGGTTGATGCGATCGAATCAGCTACTAAGCGGGATTTGCCGCGGGGTGATTTCGCGTGGGACGGGGCGACGATCGCCCCTTTGGTGGCGATGACGCTGGTCTATCTGGGTGTTTTGGAGTATGCGTCGGAGCGCGGCCCGATGGCGTCGCCGTCGGTTGGGGCGCCGGCCCCGGAGTATGGGCATCGTGGCCGCGGCGATGTCACCGACCTGGCCGCGTTCGACGGATTCGGCGTGGACCTCGACGCGCTCGACGCCCGATTCTGATTGACAACCCGATGGTTAACGACGAGAAGGACAGCATGAGTAACAACGATGAACGGCAGGTGGTTTGGGTCGACACCGCTGGCGAACGTCACGAAACCGAGTTCTACCCGAACGCGGACACCGCCAACGATCGGGCGTGCGAGATCATGCACATCCACAAGCCAATCCACAAGATTTGGCTACAGGCACATTCCCGCGTTGCCGGTCAGTCAGAACAACAGTCTGAGGAAGGAAAACATGCACTATAACCCGGACGCGGTCACGGCAGCCACACGCGCGATGTGCCGCGAATTGTACGGCGATAACTTCGACCTTCACGACCACGGGGCGCAAGACCCCGACGGTCGCGCCAGCTTGGAACGTGCCGCCGAAGCAGCAGTCGAGGCATACCTAGAAGAAACTGGCGAACTCTAACCTGTTGGTTACCAGCCTGAGAGGACAACATGAGCGACGAGCACCCGATATTGCCGCTGCTGCAAAGGCTGGAAGTCGACCTGTCGCTCCGGTTAGTCCAGGCGATAAGGGGCAACGAAGACGACACGCGGGACCTCGTTCTAAAACGGCTCGAAACGGTTGAGGCGGGGTCCAGCAGATCGCCCGTGATGAGTACGGCCTTTAGCCCGATGGTTAACGACTTGAGGAGTAAGCGATGAGATTTCCGAATCCCCGCGTGAGACTTCCGCAATGGGCGTGGTTGGACCGCCTCGATCGCTGGCGCTGCGAGCGCGGCATCCTCACGGGGCGGTGGACCCAGGTTGAAATAGATGAGAACCGCCGCCTCGCGCATGAGGACTACCTCGAACTGCGTAAACACTTCGACTGACCGCTGGTTAACAGTTTGAAGGAGACAGACGACGCAGTGTCCCCTGACGAAGACGAGGACGATGAGGGCCTCACGTGGGACGACTATGTCCAGTACATCGAGAACCTGATCAGCGGGGACATAACGTCGGCGGACGGCGAGCCCGGCGACATGCCGCAAGTCATCGCTCCCGGTGCGGTAATGAGCTTTGAGAAGGATGGCGTTGTGTACACCGACACCGTACAGAATTTGACGCGGGCGCCGACCGACACGGCCGGGCGTTCTGCTGTGACATAACGCCGCTTAACCCGCATGATGCGGGTTATGACAGCCCGGGCCCAGACCGCCGTCAATACGACGGAACAGGGCTACGTCCAGGGCTCCAACATTGATGGCTGGGTCAACTGGGACCCGTTCGAACAAGTCCCCGAACTCCAGTGGCCGTCATCGGTCGCAGTGTATTCGCGGATGGACAACGAAGACTCCCGGGTCTCCTCACTGCTCGAGGCGATCAGTTTGCCGATCCGGTCGACGACGTGGCGGATCGACCCCAACGGTGCCCCCGATGATGTGACCCAGTTCGTGTCGCAGAACCTGAACTGCCCGATCATCGGATTCGACGCCGTCGAAAACCAAGGCGAACGCAGCCGGGACCGGTTCACGTGGAACAATCACCTCGAGCTCGTCGCCTCCCCGACACTCCAATTTGGACATTCTTACTTTGAGCAGGTGTATCGGCGGGTGGCTGATGCCTCGGATGGTTCGCGCCGGTATGCGATCCGGAAGTTGGCGCCGCGCCCGCAGTGGACGTTGTTGCGGTTCATCATCGAAATGGATGGTGGCCTGGCCGCGATCGAGCAGCTCGCGCCCGCATTCTTCGGCCAGGGCCTCATCATGGGCCAGTCGACCGCGGCCACGATCCGTAACAACCAGATCCCCATCAACCGGCTCGTTGTGTACACCCGGAACATGAAACCCGGCTTCTGGCAAGGCAAATCGATCTTACGCAGCTCGTACAAACATTGGCTATTAAAGGATCTGTTGATGCGGATTCAGGCGGCGGCTGCGCAGCGTAACGGTATGGGTTTGCCGGTGGCGACGGCGTCCCGGGCTGATGATCAGCAGGAAATCAACGCGTTGATGAAGATTGTGACGCAGCTGCGTGCGGGCCCGCATTCCGGTGTGACGTTGGCGCAGGGGCAGACGATGGCGTTGCTTGGTGTGCAGGGGAATCTGCCGGATATTCAGCAGGCCATCAACTTCCACGACACTTCCATCGCGTTGGGCGGCCTGGCGCATTTCCTGAACTTGTCCGGCGGCGGCGGCTCGTATGCGCTGGCAAGCGTGCAGGCGAACACGTTTGTTCAGGCGGTGCAGGCGTACACGCAGTCCATCTGCAATATCGCGAACGCGCATGTTGTGGAGGATTTGGTGGACATCAATTTCGGTGCGGGTGTTCCGGCGCCGAAGCTGGTGTTCGACGATATCGACGCCGACCAGGATGACGCCGCAACCTCACTGAATTTGCTTGTTCAGGCCGGGTTGCTGTCTCCGGATGTGTTGATTGAGCAGACGTTGCGGCAACGCCTCGGGCTGCCGGCGAAACCGCCCGGCGAACCCGAAGCCACGCCGGCTGTCGGTCCGGGCGCCCCGCCGAAAGCGCCGGCGCCGAAACCGTCCGGGGAGCCGGCGTCACAGTTACGGGTTCCGGCCGATGGGCAGGTAAGAGCGGTGCCACCCGGTTTCACAGCAGAGCGCCCATGGTCCGAACCGCCGCCGGAACCAGGCGCCGCAGCGCCGCGGACCGATTCTGCTGTGACATATCGCCAACCACCTGTGCAAACTGAGGCGCAGAAACGCGTCGAGCAGGGAAGGTTGTTCTAGCGTGCCGAAACAGCAGGCCCGGCAGTGGTATCAGATCGTCACCGCTGCAGCCGGTTCGAAGACACCTTCGGAGCCGACGTCGGCTGAGGTGCTGATCTACGACTACATCGACCCGTTCGGTGTGTCCGCGCAGGATTTCGTCAACGACATCAAAGCATTGGATGTCGACGAGCTTGTTGTGCGGATCAATTCGCCTGGCGGGTCGGCGTTCGACGGGATCGCGATCTTCAACGCGTTGAAGCGGCATCCGGCTCAGGTGACCACCTACAACGACGGGTTGGCGGCGTCGGCTGCCTCGTTCATCGCGCAGGCCGGGGATCGGCGGGTCACATCAAAGTATGCGGAGACGATGGTTCACGGGCCGTCGGCGATTTCGATTGGTATGGCCGGCGATATGCGGGCTGTCGCCGCCCAGCTGGACAAGCTGGGCGGCAACATGGCGCAGTTGTACGCGGATGCGTGCGGCGGGAAAACGTCGGACTGGATGGCGGCGATGGACGCCGAAACGTGGTACACCGGCGCCGAAGCCGTCGAGGCAGGTTTGTTCGACGAGGTCGACGAGTCCGACGACGATGAGAAGCCGGCCAGCCGGAAGGCCGGTGTCGCCGCGGCGGCCGCAGCCTTCGACTATTCGATGTTCCGTTACGCCGGGCGCCAGGCCGCCCCGGCACCGTTCGCCACCGCAACCGCACAAAAGGAGAACCCGATGGCAGACCCCAAGCCGGACCAGGCGACCACGCCGACCCCGGATATAGCATCAACCCCCCAAGTTGATCGCAATCCCCTGACCGTTCCCGCCGTTCCGGTACCCGTCGCGGCTGTTGCGCCAGCCACGCCGCAGGCCCGCGTGGCACCGGAAGGGACGGTGATCGTCGACGCCGAAGTGTTCGCCACCATGCAGGAACAAGCGCGGATGGGCGCCGAAGCGCACGCCACCTTACAGGCGCAGGCCCACGCGACGGTCGTCGACGCCGCGATCGACAAAGGCAAGATCACCCCGGCACGCCGCGATCACTTCCTGGCGATGATGAAAGCCGACCCCGACGGCACCACCACGCTGCTCAACGAGACGCTGCAGGAAGCGGCGATCCCGCTGACCGAAATGGGTCACGCCTCAGCGAAATCCGACACCGACCCGGTCGCGCAAAGCGACCTGGACAGCCCGCTCTACAAAGGATGGATGGCCTGATGCCCGGTATACCCGTTTACTCCAAGACCGGCCCGCGGACCTTCACGCCGGCTAATGACAGCGTGCAGATCGTCGGCGGTCTGCTGGTGGAGGCCCGAAGCGGTGGCCGTGTCGGTGTCGCCGCAGCCGCCAGCGTGCATGTGCTCGGTGTGGCGTTGACCGATGCGCAGGCCCCGGAGGCGTTGGTGACCACGCCGACGGTCGACGCGCAGGGCCGCAACCTGTTGTCGGCGGCGATCTTGCCGACATCGGTGGCCGTCGCCTACGGCGGCTGCGAGGCCCAGTTGACCTATTCGGCGAACGCGAGCTTCGGTGACCTGCTGGTAGCCACCGCCAACGGCACGGTCGCGCCGGCGACCACCGGCACGGGCGGCCTCATGAACCCGCTAACCATTGTGGGTCGCTGCACAGAACCACTCGGTGTCACCGTGTTAACCAGTCCCCTCGGCCTTAGCCGTCTCGCGTAACGTGAACCGCCCGAAACACACAGGGAGACAACAGTAATGGCAATACAAACAGTTGTGAGCATTTCGGACGGCTCGAGACTTACCGTCTCGGATCTCATCGGTAACCCGATGTGGATCCCCTCCAAGCTCGCGCAGCTGATGAAAAATCAGTTCATCGCCGAAACGCTGCTGCGCAACGCCGGTGGTAACAGCAACGGTGTGGTCGCCTACCGGCAGTCGAACCCGATGTTCCTCAACCAGGACATTGAGATCGTCGCCGAATTCGGCGAGATCCACGTCGCCGCCGGGCAGCTCGGCACTCCGAACGTCGCGATGGCGCAGAAGTCCGGTCTGGGTGTTCGGGTGTCGCGGGAGATGCGCGACGAAAACAAGATTGACGAAGTCAACATTCAGATGACCCAGCTGCAGCAGACGATGATCCGCTACAACGACCGCGGGGCGCGCGCGTTGTTCGCGTCGGTAACCGCCGGCGGCATCGTGCCGGCGAGCGCGGTCGGTGCGGCGTGGGACACCACCAACGGCACCCCACGTAAAGACCTCGCCAACGCGATCGAAACGGTCACCGTCGCGGCGCCCACCATAGCCCAGGGTGGTTCAACCGACGAGTACTTCGGGTTCGAACCCGACACCCTGGTCATGAACCCGGCCATGCTTCCCGTTCTGATGGAGAACGCGGACTGGACGAAGGTGTACGTCGGCAACATTGCTGATCAGAACATCGCCTACACCGGGGCGTGGCCTGGCCGCGTGTTCGGGTTGGACATTCTGCTGTCCCGGGTGTGGCCGATTACGCAGGCGCTGGTGTTGCAGCGCGGGGTGTGCGGGTTCTACTCCGATACCCGGCCGCTGGAGTTCACCGGCCTGTACCCGGAGGGCAACGGCCCCAACGGAGGCCCGACCGAGACGTGGCGCTCGGACACCACCATCAAGCGGGCGCTTGGCCTGGATCACCCGACTGCTGCGGTGTGGCTCACCGGGATTCACTCGTGACCGAATACACGGTGTTGGCGACGGAGCTGCATCAGCAGACCAGCGCGGTGTGGGAGCACGGCATGCTGCGCGTCGAACTCAAGAAGTATCGGCGCGGTGACACCGTGTCGGACCTGTCTGCCGATGATGTGGAGCGGCACTTGGCGTCGGGGGCGATCGCGGCGAAGTCCTCTGACGAGGCGAAGGTGGCGGCGGAATTCCCGACCACCGCGCCCCCGATCGTGGCACCGGTTCCTCCTGATGTTCCTGTCGCCGGCGCCGCTGTCATCGACGATGAGCCGTCAGATCAGCGCCCGAAACAAACCGCGCCTAAATCAGATTGGCAAGCGTTCCGGATTGCCTCTGGCTGGACCGAAGAAGAAGCAGAAGCGGCGACCAAAGCCGAGCTCGTCGACGGAACGAAGTAAACCGTCCATGTCTGATGTCACGCCGTTCCTGACCGTCACGCAGTTCCAGGCGATGTTTCCCCGGACGCTGGACGCGACCGAACAGCAGCTGTGCGGCCTGCTGCTGCAGGCCGCCGCGAATTGGATCATCGACCCGATACGGCGCCCCGATCTCGCTGGCACGCAGGACCCGGGCGCGCAGCTGGTGTCGTTCGAGGTGACCCGGGATGTGCTGCTGCCGGGGCAGCATCGCGGCCAGTCTCAGTACACCCGGCAGGCCGGGGACCGGATTGTCAGCTTCTCGCTGGTGCAGGCATCGGCGATGCTGGACTTCACGCCGCTGCACAAGCAGGCCCTCGGCCTGTCGATGGTCGCCACCGCGCGCGGGCATTTCGACAAGCCGCCGCCCGCGCCGCCGCTGTGGAACCCGGCATGGAACATGGGCAACTATCCGGTGTGGGCCGACGTGGCCGGTCCACGTTCGGACCCGTCCGGGTGGAATGAGCCGCTCGGATAATGATGGGCTCCGATTTGATCGACACCGACATCGGCTGTGACACTGTCACGTTGGTGTTCCGAGACCCGGCTACTGGTTATGACGCGTACAACCAACCTAACGTCACCGAACGCACGGTCGACAAAGGACCGCTCGCGGATCCGCCAACCCCAGGGTGTGCGTTCATGTTCGCGGCCCGTCCCACCGAGGAAATGGACGAGTCGGGTTCGGTTGCGGTGATTCGGCACGCCAGTGTCCGGCTGCCCGTCGACGACGACACCACCGCGCTGGCCGCCACCGACGCGATCCAATTCGGTGGCCGCACCTACGAGATGCAAGGCCCGGCGGTCGTCATCAGCACTCTCGACGCGGGCGCTGATCATGTTTTCGCTGAGCTGCAGGACATGTACGACACCGGGCACGGCGAGAATGTCACTGTGACACCCAACGGTGGCCGCGACGACGACGGCAATGTGCTGTCCGGCGGTGCACCGTTCGACGTGGTCGCGTTCACCGTGGAGGCCGGGAACACGGTCGCACGGTTCGGGCCGTCCGGGGAGGTGTCGGAGGCCGCCTACACGATCGTGTTGCCGTTGACGACGCCGCTGAGCGACGACGACTGGATCACGGTGCGCGGCAAGACCGGTCGGGCCCGCATCCAAAAGCATCTGACACAGTATGCGGGGCGCCAACGCATGGTCGTGCTGGTGAGCACCGTGTCGGGCGGTGAGAAATAGTGGGCCAGTTCCGTTTATCGCCCGAGCAGAAGGCGCAGATCGGCGACATCGCCAAAAACCATCCCGGTATCAGATCGGTGGTGCGGGCGGTGGCCGCCGATGTGCTGTCGAGGGCGCCCGGCGCGCACATCGCCGAATACGTCACGGACCGGTTCGTCAATGCGGTCATCGTCGACGCCGCCGACCAGGCCAAGAACGGCACCGCAACCAAAGCGTTCGGCGGCAGCGGAAGAGCGATCCAGTGACCGCGCTGACCACCCAAGGTGACCCGAAACCGCCCATCAAAGACGCGCTGGCGGCGTTCTTCGCTACTGATGGTTACCGGGTCGCGGCCGAAGTACCGAAAGACTGGGTGCTGGCCACCAGCCCGCCGCTGGTCACCGTCCACGACGACGGCGGCCCCCTGAACTGGCCGATCCTGTCCCGCAACATGATCCGGGTCACCGTCCGCGCGGCGGGTAACCCGCTGGCGCGGACGATAGCCATGCAGGCATCCGGCTATCTGCACGACAACATTCCCGCCGGGATCGCCGACATCCACCGCACCGGCGGCACGGCGATCATCGAAGCATTCGACACCGACACCGGCGCAGATTTGGCGTCGTTCACTGTGAACGCCACAGTCCGCACTGTAATAACCGTCTGACAAGAAGGAGAACGACATGGCCGGCAACCCGAGCAATGTCCCACTGTGGGCCAACGCGGACGTGCTGATCTACGGAGGGTCAACATTCACGACTGACCTTCCGACGTCTGTCACCACCGCGTTCGCCACCACCCCCGCGTGGGGAGTAACCGGATACAAGTGGGGATTCCTCGGTCTGCTGTCCGGTGATCAGGGCTTCGACGACGCCCGCACCTGGACGGAGAAAGACGTCAACGCCTGGGGTTACGGCGCCATCATGGTGGCATCGAAAGACTTCAAGCTGGAAGTGAAAGCGTCGTTCCTGGAGGACAACCCGGTCACCGAGGCGATCGTGTGGCCCGGCGCCACGACCACCGGGATCGTTGTTCCTCAGCCCGCCTACTACCCGGTCGCTTTCCAGCGGGTCGACTCCGCCGGCAACATCTACCGCCGCATCACGTCACGCCCGGCAAGGTTGTGGGTGCAGAACGTCAAAGACGTCGAAGGCGATGTGACGCCCCGTGAGGTGTCGATCCGCGTCTTCCCCGACTCCGGCTTCAACCTGTTCACCACCCAGTCGTCGGTTGCGACGGAATTCTGACCATGCCGAAGATACAGTTCACCAAGGATCATGACGGTTACCTGAAAGGGAACGTCCTGACCGTCGACGACGGCTCCGCGGAATCTCTCATCAACCTGAAGGTCGCGCAGCTCTACGACGGAAAATCCGACGTCGTTGCTCTGATACGGAAACCGGGTGTGACGCCTGTTGCCGTCGTAGGGACTGCCGACTACCCGGACGTGCCGCACGACGACGACACCGACAAGGGCAGCGTCAAGGATGACGCGCCGAAGGCCGCACCGCCCACGCCCGAGTGACAAGCGACGCCGCCCGCCTCGAGGCGCTCGGCGACCCCGAGGCGACGCTGGAGTTCCGCGGCTACACCATCATCATCGCGCGCGCGATCGAGAATTGGCCGCTTGACGCGATCCGCGCCGCCGCAGCCGAACCGCTGCCCGGCCGCGCGTTGATGTTCGCCGTCAACGCGCTGCTAGCGGCCCAGCCGGTCGGACGGCTGGCGTGCATCGACGACTATGTTGAGCTGTCCCACCGCATGGCCGACACCGTCGGCGTGTCACCGCTGCCCGAAACACCGCTGCGGCCCGCGGACGTGTTCGGTGGCGTCCCGACACTGCTTGACGTGCTGGACAACAACGCCGACGACATCGCATCCGATCTGCGGCGTTTCTGGGGCGTCGACTACGCCGACCGGTGGCGCGGCGCCCTCACCCTGCGCCAAATCTGGACCTACATGCGGCGGCTGCCCGCCGAATCGGCGACCGCGCGGGCCCGCAACGGCGGCCGCGAAGTGTGGACACTGCAACACCACGTCTCCGCGGCGGTGTGGGAATTCTTCGCCCGCAAAATGTATCCCGGCCGCCCGGCCACGCAAGCCGAGCTGGAGCGGTGGGAAGAAGCTGCGCGGAACAACGCCGAGAAAGCAGCTAATTTGCGAGCTAGCGCACAACGGTACGCGCCGGGCAGCCCCGCACAAGCTGCGGCGGCGACCGCCCGGGAGAATCGGCTGAAAGAGATCGCACGTAATGACGAAAGCGGCCGCACCACCTGAAACCGACCACGCACCGGCGGAATCAACCAACGGCCTCAAACCACCCCCGAACATCGAAACCGTCGCCGTCGAATTCCGTGGGATGACCGTGACGATCCCGAAGCGCCGCGGACGCTGGGACATCGACGCCCTCGTCGACTTCCAGGACGGAAAACCGCTGCCCGGCATCAAGAAACTGATCGGGCAAAGCCAGTGGAACCGGATCAAACAGGTCTGCCCGTTCGGCGACGACCTCGACGAATTCTCCGACGCCGTCGCCACCGCCATCAACGAGCACTGCGTGGCCTGATGGCAACGATCACCGAACGACTTGGATCTGCCGCCAAGTATCTAAAAGTCAACTCGCAGTTCACGTTACATGCTTCAGGTGATCACTAATGGCTGGCCAAGGCGTTGACGTAGGGTACTTCGCCATTGAGGTGATTCCCTCATTTCTGGGCCTGGAGTCCAAAATAAATGATGGATTAAACGGGAAGTTCGGGCCGGCTGGGCAGAAGGCCGGCCGGGAGCTGGGCCAGGGTGTCGCTGCCGGTTTGTCGTCCAGTGAGGCTCAGGTCAAAGCGGCGCTGGACAAGTACACCCTTCTTTACAACAGGCAGAAGGATGCGATCGGGAAGGTTCGTGTTGAGCAGGCGAAGCTGAACGATCTGCAAGCTAAGGGTGCCAGCGATACACGGGTGTTGGCGCAGACGGAGCGGTTGGAGTCTGCGCGCCGTAAGGAAACCCAGGCGTTGAAGTTGGCGACTGATCAGCAGAAGTTGTATGACGGGGCGTTGAAGCGGTCGTCGTCGACGGCGTTGTCGGCGGCGTCGTCTGGTGGTGGGTTCGGTGCGCTGCATGGTGTTATGGGGAAGTTGTTCGGGTCGTTGACGCAGACGGCCGGGGCGATGGGCCCGCTGGGTGGGGCGCTGTCTGGGGTAGCTGGCAGCGCTGAAGGTGTGGGCGGGTCGCTGGCTGCCGTGTCGACGGCGGCCGGGCCCATGGGTATCGCGGTCGGCGCCGCGGTTGTCGCGCTCACGGGCATTGTTGCGGTCGGCGGGGCCGTGACCGCCAAGCTGTATGAGATCGGCGCCGGGTTCAACGAGATGTCCGACAACGTTTCGTTTTCCACCGGGTTGACCGGCGCCGGCCTGCAGGGTTTGACGGACAGTGTCGAGAATGTGGCGCGCAAGACCCCGGCGTCGATCGCCCAGATCGGGAACGTCGCCGCGCAGGTCACCCGCGGTCTGCATGTGACCGGGTCGCAGCTCGAGGACATCACGCAGCAAATCACGAACCTTAACGTGAAGACCGGTGAAGCGACGAATGTTCGCGACCTGGGGAAGGCGTTCCGCGGGTTCGGGGTTGACGCTAAAGATCAAAGCGCGGGGTTGGATCAGCTGTACACGGCGTCCACCAAGACGGGGCAGTCCGTCAATGACCTGATCCACGCTGTCACCGTGGGTGGGGCGCCGCTGCGCGAGTTGGGCTTGGACTTCGGGCATTCTGCGGCGTTGATGTCGGCGTTCGAGAACGCCGGACTCGACGGCACGAAGATGGTCACCGGTCTGCGGAAGTCGGTGGGCGAGTTCGCGAAAGAACACAAAGACGTACCGAAAGCGCTGCATGAAAGCGTGGACCAGCTCAAAGGATTCGCGGACGCCGCGAAAAAGGGTGACACAGCCGCCGGTGATATGGGTATCACCCTGGCCAATAAACTGTTCGGCGCCCGCAACGGTGTCCAATTCTGGGACGCCATCAAATCTGGTGCGCTGGATATAGATTCGCTGTCGGGCAGCATGGACGGCGCCGCCCTGTCGATCAACGACATGGCCGAGAAGACTGAGACGGCCGGCGAGAAGTGGCAGATACTGAAGAACAACATCGAGGTCGCGGTGCAGCCGCTGGCCACGAAACTGTTCGACGCCACGCAATCGGGCCTGAGCGACCTGTCCGGCTGGGTCACCACGCATCAGTCGGAGATCATCGGGTTCTTCACGGATCTGGCTGATAAGGCGCTGGGGTTTGGGCAGGCCTGCTTGAAGATGACCGGGTTGACGATCGCCGGGTTCGGCAACATGGCGCACGTCATCGGCGACGTCACCTCGGGTATCGAAAAGGGTTTCGCCGCGATAGACGATTTCCTCGGAAACCATGACCACGCCGCGCAGCTGCGGCGCGACGCCGATGAAGCCGGCCAGTGGGGTGTGTCGTGGGAGCACGCCGGGGATGCGCTGGGGAACGCCGCCGACGGTGTCGGCCGCATGCGTGAACATCTACGAGACGCCGGACAAGCGGCAGCCGATGCGGCGAAACTCACCGACGGATTGGGTGATTCAGTCAAGACGCTCGCCACCGAAGGTCAGGACGTCCGCATCGACGTCAAAGAGAACACCCCCGAGGTGCAGGACAAACTGCACGAGCTGGGCATGCATCTGGAGCAGATGGGCAGCGACCCAACCCACCTGAAGATCGTGGCCGACACGCCAGAGGCGAAGGCGATCCTGGACGCGTTCCGTGATGAGCAGAATCACACGCCCATCACGCCGCCTGTGACCCCGCAGATCACGCCCGAGGCGAAACAGAGCTTCGACGATTTCTTCAAGCAGTACACCAATATGCTTGTCACGCCGTCGATCGCGGGCAATCCGACACCGCAACCGGGCGGATCTGGCGGTGGGTCGCATAACTGGCAGCCGGGAACGGGTGCTATCGACCCGACGAACCCACTCCAAACGCTGATGCCGCATGCGCGCGGGTCGATCGACATATGGTATCGGGTCGCCGCGTTCGCCGCCGGCGGTCTGCCCGACCGGGCGGTCATCCAATCCCCGGTTGGTCCCGCCGGCCTGGTGCAGTGGGCCGAACCTTCCACCGGCGGCGAAGCCTACATTCCGCTCGCACAATCCAACCGGGCACGCTCGCTGGAAATCTGGCGTCAGACCGGCAAGCTGCTCGGCGCGTTCGATTGGGGTGGCATACGGCTCGATCCGCACCCGGACCACACGACACCTTTGGATCCCGACGGCAAAGGAGTCCCCGCGTGGATCCGCGACTGGTGCAAGGGCATTGGCGATTATGCCGGAATGCCGCCGTTTACCGGACGGTGGCTGTGGGCTGATGACGGTCACGTCATCACCCGCGGAATGCCCGGCGGCGATAGTATGAGCCAGGGCGCGAACGGCCTTCACGGCGACCACGACCTTGGTGGTCGATCGTTGCTCAACTCGCAAGCGAAGCGCGGCATGGCCGACATTCTCGGCAGCGGTTCGCCCGGCAACGACGAATCCGACCTCGGGATGTACACGGCGTTCGGCAACCATCCCCTGGCGGCCAAGTTCGGTGCCATCACGCGCCGGTTCAAGACCGGCGGGATCGCCGCCTACGACCGGGCCGTCGCCGAAGCCCAAGCCATCGGCGACGGCCGAACCTACGACTACGGCGGCACCGGACCGAACTTCGACTGCTCAGGCGCCCAATCCGACATTTATGCGGTGATGACCGGAAAACCTGCCGGTACACGCTATTTCAGCACTGAATCGGATTTCGCCGCGTTGGGTTTCAAGCGCGGTTTCTTGCCGGGCGCCTACAACATCGGGGTGCATCACGGCGGGGGCGGCATGTCGTCGCATATGGCGGCGACGCTGCCCAACGGTGTGAACTTCGAGTCCGGCGGGTCGACGAACAAGACGACCTATGGGCGTGGCGCGGCCGGCGCGAACAACCCTGAGTTTGAGGATCACTGGTATCTGGCGGTGGCCGGTAACCCGGTCGGCGGCACGGGTGGCGACGGATCCGCTACCGGCGGGGGTGGTTTCGGTGCGGGCGGCTACTACACCGGGGCAGCCGGCGGCGCAGGAGGAGGTGGTGCGGGCGGCGCAGGAGGAGGTGGTGCGGGCGGTTACGAGGTGGATCCGAACAAGGTCGCCGACGCGCAACAGCGCGCCAGGGAAGCCGACAACCGTGTCGCGGTCGCCGAGCAGAAGCAGAAAGAATTGAAGGCCGACGCCAAAGATTCCGAGCGGATGTCGGCGCAGAATGACGTCGACAAGGCGAAGGCCGACGCCGACAAGGCGCACCGCCAGCTCGACGAGGACCGCAAAGGCAAACCCGTCCAAGGCGCCCAAAAAGGTGGCACAGGGGGCTCTGACCCGCTGGACGGGCTCGGGAAGATCTTCGGGGACGCGTTCACCGAAACGCTGGGTCTCGACGGGACCATGTTTCCTGACATCAAGAATCTCGGCGTCGTCAAAATGCTGAAAGCCGTCATGGGCGCGTTCAAACCGCCGCCCGGCTGGAACGGAAAATTCGCCGGCGACGACACAGATTCAGGTGCTGGGCCTGTCGATGCGGGCGGCGGGATGTTCGGCGGCGGCGGCACCGGGAATCTGTTCGGTGGCCTGCTGCAAGGAATGATCCCGACGGCGACGTCGCCCGGGCCGCCACCCGACGGCGGGTTCAGCCCTCTGGCGGGCCGCGGCGAAACCGCCGGCGGACCGCATCACATCGACAACTCGACAAACGTCACCGTCAACGCGCCCGGCGAAACCCCGAAAGAAATCGGGCAGCGAGTGTATCAGGAAACAACGCGCGCCCAGCGCGGGTCCGCTCCGGTCATGACTCCGATTCCGGGTGCCGGTTGAGCGCCCCCGCCGACCCCACGACCGCCTGGTCAGCTCTGTCGCCCGCGGCGCGCGGCGAAGGCGTGCAGATCGACTGGGTCGGCTCCGACGGCCAATTTTGGCCACTGGCGGGCGGTATAGGCGGCGGATCGATGGGCGCGTTCATCGCCGGCCCGATCGACGGCATGGTCCACGTCCCGCAAGACAACGTGTGGACCAAATACGCCTACGGGCCGCCACGTTTCGAGCGGATGGTCGACGCGCAACGTCAAATCAGCTTCCCTCTCGGGTTGATGTCCGACTCGTCGCTGGGCTGGTTTGACACCGAAACCCGGTTCTGGCAAGGCTGCACCACCACCAGCACCGGATTCTTCTGCATCACCACGCGGCGCCACGGCATGCTGTGGTTGCCGATGCAGCTGTTCGAGCCGCCGAAATGCGCACTCGAAGACGACCCGTCCGGGCAGCGGGTGCTGATCCACGACGTCATCCTGGCCGTCGACGGCGAGCCGCGGTGGCGGCGTCCGTGGAAACAACCCGACCCGTTCACCAGCACCGGACCCACAGAGGTCTGGGTCGACGGGCTCCTCACCACCGACACCGCCGGCTGCCAGGGTGTCATCAAGGTCGGCAACGCCTCCACGCAGCCGCAGTGGCCGGTGTTCATGGTCTCCGGGCCCGCGCTGAACGTTCTGCTGCCAGACGGCCCCAACGCCTACATCACCCAAAGACCACCCACGAACGCCGCCGCCAACGCGGTCGACAACATCATCAACGGGATCGCGTCCCTGTTCGGCGCTGCGACACTCATCGACGACTTCCTCGGCCTGTACAGCGCCTCCCGCAATTCGACGATGATCCAGATCCCGCCGATCCCCGCCGGGGCAACAGTTCTGGTGGACACCGATCCGACGCACCGGATCGCGATCTCCACCAACGATCCCGTCGACTCGATCATCAAGCAGTTCGTCAGAAACAGCGATCTGCTGGAGTGGCTGACCAACGGCTACGGCGCCACCGGGCTGCCGTACGCGCAGCAGTTCAGCGGCGAAGGCTTCAGTGTGCCGATCCCGCCGCAAAGCGTGGCATCCATGCCGGTGTTTCACGACACGGCCGGCGGCAAGGTGTGGCTGATGCTGCCGCAAACCTTCGAAAGCGCGCTCGCATGACCACCACCACGCTTCCGGCGTCCGCGGATCCGGTGTCGCCGTGGCACCTTCCCGGCTACAACCCGAACAACCTGTCTACCGCCACCCTGGCCGGCCAGGCCACCAGCGATGTCCGCATGTATCTGCTGGAGCAGCGCTTCGGCTACATGAACCGGCGCACCAAGAAGCCGTTAATCCGGTTGTGGGACAAGGAATACAACTTCATCTGCCGCCTGGAAAACTTGGAGAAGTGGGACTGGGAGGAACTGGCCCTCGACGACGGCACCGCGCACGTCACTATCGGCGGACCGTCCAACGACTGGATCCGTGACATCGTCACCCGCCAGATCGGGATCGAAGAAGACATTCACCTCACCGTCGACCCGGACCCCGACAAGCCGACCGACTACCTGAACCGTTGGGGCGGCAAGGTTCTCACGATCACCGACACCGAAGAAGCCGGAAAGCCAAGCGAACTGGAACTGGCATGCATCTCAAATCGACGCCACCTCAAGGGCATCTACCTCGCAGCATGCCCCATCGAGCCGCCCGAGGTGCAGGATCCGAAAATGTGGCTGTTCGGTGGCCCCACGGTGTCAACGTGCGCCTACTCGGTGATGCTCAACCTGGTGCGGCTGTACGCCCTTGAGGGATTCTCCATCCTGCAGGTGCTGTCCGACATCTTCAACCCGCAAACCCTGCTGCAAAACCTGGACCCGCTGTCGTGGCCGGTGCAGGTGATGCCGGTCAACACCCTGATCGACCAATCTCGCTGGTGCACTATCGGGTCCCGCTGGAAAGACGCGCACACCGTGCTGGCGCCGGTGATGAAGGACGCCGGCGTCATCTGCCGCGCCTACACGTGGCTGCCCGGCGACCCCGCGCCCTACACCATGTTCGGCCCGGAACTCGCAGAGCTGCTCAAACCCACCCGGGCATGCATCATCCTGTCCTTTGAAGACCTCTCCGGTGTCACCGGCCCGACCGGGACGATGCTCGACGGCGCGCTCAACCTGTTCGCCGTCACCCTCGACGACTTCATCACCGCGACCATCGTCCCCGCCGACGTCGAAGCCGACCAAACCTACATCGATCTGCAAGACCAATACACCCTGTTTCAGGGCTTGCTGGATGTTGCGCCGAAACCGCCGCCGTTGGTGTTCCGCGACGTCGGCTGGGGCAACATCAAGAAACGCGTCTTCACCATCCACAAATCGCAGGCGATCGCGATTATCACAGGAGGGAAATCCCCCGGCTGGGTTGTCTTGCCCCCCGGGGTAACGGGGGGGGGCCACCACAACCCGACGGGGAATCCCTGTCAATGAAGCCATCTCGTTCGCCATCAAATACGGCCTCTCCCAACTCCAAGTGGTCGTCACCGCAGGTGTTTTCGGACAAACCGGCGGCGCGCCGATCGGCGCCGGGCTGGACAACCTCTACCAGGGGCAGCTCGACGACGTGTTCCTCGCGTTCTGCCGCTACGTCAACCCCGAACGGTATTCGAAAGCCGGGCCGTACGCCTTCCAGGAATGGTTCGAAACCGGCACCGGCTCCGCCTACACCATCAACTCGATCCAAACCCTGTCCGCCGGCGACTACAAAATGAAGGCTTACGCCTCCATGAAATTCGACGTCGGCGACACACCGTGGGTGTACGGCCAGGATTACCGGCTCGGCTGGCGCGTCGCAGCCGAGGTCCGCGGCACCGAATACGCCGACCAAGTGCTGGCCGCCAAAGGCGAAGGGTCACGGGAAGACTCGGGCCGCACCGTCGTCTCCTTCGGGGATGACTCCCGCGAAGAAGACACCGTCGCACGCGCGTTCCGAACGATCAGCAACGTCGCCAATTTCGCAGCCCTTTTGGCCGGGAGCGGCGATGTCTTCTAGATGCGAGATGCGACATGGGTAAAGCCAGCCGCAACCAGCAGCGCCGCAACGTGACAACGAGTTCTGCAGCGCCTCGGGTATTTCCGAACTTTCCATACGACAAAGCGTTTACGCGCGATGAGCTTGCGGAGATTCTTGAGCGGGCGAAGATCATCGGCCGGGCGATGCGCTACGGGCAAGGCCCCAACGGTGCCATCCTCGCGTTGCCGCCCGACCTTTTCGAGCTGTGGATGGTGCACGCCGCCCTGGCCGGTGTGACCGTCGATGAGGATCTGGCCTTCATCCGGCCGCGGGTGATCCCCGACGCGTTGGGTGACGCCGTGGAGTGGGTTTTGAAGAAAGAAGACACCGCGGCGGCGCGTGAGGCGGATCTGGCACGGGAAGCCGCCGCCCGCGCGGCTGAGATTGAAGCTTTGGATCCGCGTGTGCGGGACGCGGTGTTGGACATGTTCGTCAAGAAATCCGAACGCGCGACGGCGCGTAACTCGCCCAGCAATGTCGACGAATCGCAGGCGCTGTCCGCGGTTGAGGAAGCCGCGCGGGCCGCGGAGATAGCCAAACAGGAAGGCGACCGATGACGGTGTCGACTGAACCGATTTACGCGGGTGAGCGGTTCGTGCAGATGAAGTTCTACTTTGCGCCACGCAACCCAGGTGATCCGACAACCGTCATCGGCACTCTGACATTGATGCCGGGCGAGGACAACATCGTCCTGGACGCCATCATCGGCCCCCAAGGCGATCCGGGGCAGACGGCGCCGTTCTGGGACCCACAGTGGGACTCCACGATCACCGACCCGTCCGACCTGTCGTCGATGACGCTGGGGCCCGGGGATGCGGGTAAGGCGTGGTACATCAACGGGTTCTGGCATGTCTGGTCCGGGACGTCGTGGCAGACGATTCTCGGCTCGATTCCCGGGCCGCCTGGACCGACACCGGATATCAGTTTCTCGGCGTCCGGTGTCGCGGTGCCATCTGGTGGACCGTACGGCCCGCTGGACATGTCGGTGTCGGGGACTGCGGAAGCTCCGCTCGTTGATCTGAAGGTGCCCCTGATTCCGGGCCCGACAGGGCCGTCGGGGACGATCCGCGGCTCGTCGGACTACGACAACACCGTCGACATCGAAGACGGCCAGGGCCCCATCTGGAGCAGCGCAGAAAGCAAATTCAAGCCGGGCGCGCCCGCTTTGAACACCACCACGATCATCACTGTCCCCGAGTATTCGTTCGGGCCGGCGGGCACGTATTCGGGTGTGTGGCAGCCGGTGGCGACGCTGATCGTGCCGGGCCTGTTAAAGGACTACTACCCGATGATTGACGGGCATCTGGTGTGGCAGCGGTCCGGTTTGTTCAACAACGCGCAAATCGAGGTGCAGGTTCGGGCGTTGCCGCAGGGATCGACGAACTCGCCTGAAACTGGGGATCTTTGCGCCCGCTCCCTGTATGACCCGACGATCCTGAACACCGCGGCGGTCGCGATCTTCGGGCCGCACTTCTCGGATTCGGCGTTCCCGTCGCGGGCGATCTCCCCGAGTTCCAGTGTCGCCCGTTATACGGCCGGTCAGGCGATGGTGTACACGGTGCTGATCTACCGGGCCGGCGGCAGCGGCAGCTACGTGTACACCACGGCCGGCTCGCACATGACGTTCAAAGCATTCGCGGTGGACTGATGCCCCGCGTCCTGGATTCCAGTAAGACCGCCGCGGCGCGCGGCGCCGGAACAAACTCCGACTATTCGCCGCTCAAAAACCTGCTCAACTACCAGGATGTGTCCCTGGCCGATGTCGCGCAGGGCACCGGCAACGCGTTCATGGTGGCTATCCAGGACTCGGTGGGGCAGGTGTTCGGGGTCATCCAGGCGGTCACCGGAATAGACTTTTCCCCGCTTGCTGACCTGTTCACCGGC